GAAATTAAAAGTATTATCTGCCCTATAATACATATTTTCAATCTTTGTTGTGGAGTTAATTTCATGTTAATTGAGTTTTACTATATTGAATAAATACTACTTTTATAAAAAAAATTCAATTTTTTAATAAAAAAAAAATAAACAGAAAAAAAAATAAACAGGAAAATATCGGAATATTTCAATAAAGGTTTCTTGAAAAATTTTCTGTAAAAAATAAATATAAAATCATATTACTTTAATATTACTTTAATATAATATGATTTATATAATTAAAAAAATTTGGTTTACTCTACACTATCTTGGGATGTATTTTATCCCCTTCGCATGGGTATATTTTCCGAAAATATATTGGTTATATTTAATTATAATTTTGTCTTGGTATTTTAATCATAATAAATGTATTATTGCGGAAATTGAATATTATTTATTTAACGAAACTTTTCTTAATAAAAAAAATGTGTATATTGTTCCCAAAAAACACCGTTATATTTTATATTTTAATTTTATAATAAACTTGCTTTTTTGTTTTTTAGTAAACCCTTATTAAATATCTTGCTCTAATAAAAATTGTTTATATTTTTCAAAATGGGCTTTCTCTTTGTTGAGATTTTCTCTATCCTTGATAATTTCATTTCTTCTCACATCTAGTTTGCTTTGTTCAACTTTTAAATTAATTTCGGTCCTTTTTACTTCCTGTAACATTTCCTTATTTTTTTTTTGTATTTCTCTTACTTTTTTCCCTTTTTCTTTTAAGACTATTTGTAACATTTCTAAATTATTTATTTTTTCCGTTACTTTTATATTTTTTTCCGTTACTTCTTTGTCTTTTATAATTTTTTCATCCAATAAAATTATTGTATCATTATAATGATTAATTTTATCGTCCAGTTCTTCTTTTTGTTTTAGGTATATTTTTTCCTGATAAATTTGATTATGAATTTCATTTAATCTTATATTCTCTAGTTCTATTTTTTTGGCGTATGGCGAAATAAATTTACCTGTCCAATATGTTTTAAACATAAATACAATATGTTCTACTACTTCTTTATGATATAAATAATAATCAGGTAGAAAGTTTCCTCGTTGAGACAAATTTTGATTACAATACATTAAATATTCTTTAATTGGTACTTTATAAGATTCTGATGGTGTGTATATATCTTTGCTTATTTTAGTGGATATAATTATACCATTTAAAAAATATAATCTATTAAATAAATTATGAAATAAATCTATCTGTAAATCATTCAATAATAAATTATTAGTTTCTTTATATAAGCCTAGTTTTACACCTTCTATCTTACCAGAATGCGCGTTCCAATAAGGAGCTTGCCCTCTTTCAGGTCCTTTTTCATTGTAATATGTAATTATATTTAATTTATTTGTAAATACAATAATATAATCATCCATCATCCCATATAAACCGATAATATATTCATCGTTGTCTATTTTTTTTAAAATTTCTGAAAAATACGAATCAAACAATTGTTCTGGATTATCATAAGTAACCATTAAATTACCCCCATATTTAACGCGAGATTGTTTGTTGTCCCTTTTTAATAAATACCTTGAATTTTTCCATTGATGTTTCTTACCGTGTAAGTATATAAACATTTCTTTAATTTTATTAAAATAATCTCTCTTATAATCTTTTGTAAATAATTCTTCACCATTTAATTCTTTAACTAATCCATTTTTGATATTTTTTTTTAAATCAGATAATAATTTATTTCTATTTTCATCATCTCTTTTTTTCTGTTCTTCTATAAAATAATTACCGATTATATCATATGATCTTTCTATAATATTTTCAATAGACATCTTATTAAATATATTATTAATATTTTTAAATATTATTAATATATTATTTCAACCCACGTTCTTAAAATACAGTTAGATTTCTATAAATTCAATCCTTTTATCGCGGTTAAATATAATTTTTCCTTTCAAAATTGGATTTCCACCTCGTTCTTTGGCAACCATATAACTTTCCAAATCATAAACCAACCCAATTTTACCCTTGTTTCCTTTAGCTTTTGGGTATTTCGGTCTAAAAGCATACGTTTTGCCACCCAAGCTAATTTCAGTAGCGTTCCATTTAATTTTTTTCATATTCTGTGATCTTATTTTATCAAACTCACTCTCAATCGTTAGTGCTGGCGCTGTTGTAAATCTTGTTGAATCTACTTGTCCAAACGCCATACAAACAACATCATCATCATCACCGGCTCTTGAATGTAACGCGCAATCAATTGCCGATGATTTAACGGAAGATAATATTTGTTTATTGATATTCGATTTTATATTAGATATTTCAAATAAAGATTGGTCACTTGTAAATGGTGTTACTTTATCTATTTTGCTAACATCTTTTTTCAATAAATCTTTTGAAGCCATTCCTTCCAAAGCAATTGGTATCATTTGTTCTTCGGAAAATTTCATTAAATACATATACACTTTTACATTTTGGTATTCTTCCGGCAAATCTTTGTGACTACAAATTCTTCTAGCCCTCCCTATTACCTGTTCTACTCTCACTGGATGCCAGTATGGTTCCATTATATGAACAAAACGACAATTCTTTAATGTAATTCCTTCGGCGCCACTACTTGTGATCATAAAAACTTTAATTATCTCTCCCATGTTGTTATTAGAATTTACGCTTCGTAATTTATCGGCAATATTTTGTGGTATAGAATCCCATTGACCATTAAATATTTTACGTAGAATGTCTTTTTCTTCGGTTTCTTCTGTACCGGTGTATAACGCGAATGATGGTTTCCCTATGTCTTCTTCTCGCATATCAATATCGTACCCGTTTTCCGTTTTTTTTAATTGGAATTTTACAAACCCATTGTATTTTAAAACTAATTCGAAAATACCGATGCCTTCCAGAGTTCTAAATTGTGAATAAATAAGGTGTAATCCTTTATTACTCTCACTAATAATATTTTGATATAACGTATAAAATTTGGGACTGTAAACCGAAAGACCTTTCATTGATAAATATTTCTCACTACTTACTTCTAATGCCTCTAATGCGCGATATATTCTAACTGGATAACTCGCATCTTGTTCCTTTTCTATCATTTGTTTTAAAGCATTTGCGTCATCTTGTTCGTACAATCCATCTGGGTTGTTTAATTTTTCTTCAACATTGGCGCCATCCAATAAATCTTCATCGCCTTCAACACCTTTTTCCAATAAGGCGTTTATATCTGTGTCTTCCTGCGGCATTGGTCTTTGGATTTCTTGGGGAAAAACAAAATTACAAAAGGCCCTAGAGAAAATTCTATATGTTGAAGAAGTGTCGGCATAAACTCCGTCTCCACTACGTTTTCTTTTTCGTGCGTTTTTAGTTGCCTGTGACCTTTCGGAAACTCTGGCGGCTTCATACACGCCAAATTGATAATTACTCATTTCGATTTCTTCTATAATCATATCCTTATCAATATCGAAACGAGGCATAAGTTCTTCACGGGCACTCCTAAAATAAGAAGTTAACCCCAATATGCGCATTTTAAACAACATCTTATTTTTCATTTCACCGATAGCCGATTTCTGCTCAATAAACATATTATTAAATTTATCAATGGTATCTGGTAACGCCGTGTAACTTTTCCTATCAACCTTAACTGTTTGAATTTCTTTTTTTCGTAATATGTCAGATACGATTCTTACAAAAGATTCGTCGCTCATCGGGGCGCATTTTTTATCGTTACAAGTAAAACCCCCTTCGCAATCTCGGCTTGAATTACAAACATTCCACCCTTTATTTTTTTTCACACCACTATAAACTCTGTCATCGTATTGCAAAACATATTCAAATGGATTTCGCGTGACGGAAATTGTTTTTGAAGAGTTGTCATAACTAATATAATCAGCCACGCCCAGCGGTTTTAAAATTTCCTCGATTATTTTTTGATCAACTCTGGTTGAAGTTTCAACATTTACATAAAATACAAAAGTTTTAATATATCCACGCAACATATTGAAAAGTATTCCAATTTCATTGGGATAATTAATAATTGGCGTACCAGTCAAGAAAACCAAACGTGTATTTTGTGCGCTTAACAAATATTCATATAATTTTAACGATAATGATTCACTGGCTTTTGCTTTTCCAATTTTATTTGCTATTCTTCCTACAAAATTATGTACCTCGTCAATCACAATAACCTTATTACTAAAAGGATTAATTGTTCCGTTTTTGGAAATAGCGTCTAAATGCGAATTTCGCAATCCATTATAATTAATAAAACTATATTTCGACCGAATCATCTCGTCAATTTGCGCATTTAATAAAAATCTTTCTGCTGGTGTTAGAGAATCAAAATTAGAATCTTTGGAAATATCAGTAACCCATGCTCCTTTACTTTTCATTATAAATTTTTCCGATAAAGATAGTGAAACAGCCAAAGCTTTTACCATATTGATATCACTTGTGGGTATAAATTCCCAAAACTGGTTTGTTCTATACAGCAAATCACCACACGTTTTCAATTCATTTTGGTAATTTCTCCTTAACGATGCTGGTGTCATAATAATAACTTGTTTGTCATGTTTAAGACCTTCGGCAATGCCAATCGAAGCGCATGTTTTTCCCGCGCCTAATCCATGATAAACTAACAAACCTCTATATGGTGTATAAAGATTTATATAGTCTCTAATAATTTCCTGATGTGTCATTAGTGCGAAACCGTCACGTTTAGAATCACATGAAACACTTTCAGCTGATTCTGCTAAAATAGAGTCTCTGTAAGGTGCAAATAACGAATTTATGAAGTTAATAAATATTTGTCGATTATTTAAATAATAAGCATTTGATTTAATTTTTATAACTGGTTGAGCGGCTGGTATTCTATTTTTTAAATCTGTTAAAACTAAATTTATTTGTTCCTCAGGAACTTGTGGTAATTTTCGTCTCGTTTTAACAACCGTTTTTTGAAGCGGCGTTGCGAATTGGGTAATTGTACCTTTTGAAATTTTATTTGATATTTTTAGTTTTAGTTTTTTTCTTAATTTTTTTAGTTTTAAAACAGGTTTTTTTGTTTTGCCACTTTTAACAACTTGTTTTATTGAAACATGTTCGGGTTTTTTTTTATACTCAACGGAAAATACTAATCCTCTGTCACGCATTTTTTGTTTTAACAAATTCCTATCGTATCCTGTATCCGTTTTATCTACAATAGTAGTTTTAACCTCTATTTTTTCTTTATTTTGCTTTACCTCTGTAGATACTTTATTTTTAGGAACTGGTTTTACTTTTAATTTCTGTTCTAAAAAATCCATTATACTATATTATATAATTATACTATTTATTTCTTAATTTTTTGTATAGCTATTTTACAAGCTTCTTGTTCGGCCTTTTTCTTAATCTTATGTTTGCTATCACTCAAAAATACATACAACATATTTTTTTCTTTTAATTGTGTTTCAATATTGTCAAAAGACCCAAATTGCTCCCAGTGGATGGCGTCTCTATGAGATAAATTATGAGACTTTTGTCCTAAACAAATATAAACACCCATGTGATAGCCTAAAGTTTCATCGTACTCATTAATTTCTTTATAGACAGGGGTAGTTTTAAATTTTTTCTGAACTAAAACTTGTAAAATATTTTTATAATTATCATCGTTTTCCAATAAATCTTTCCAATTTACGTGTTGTGCGAAAATATGTTCTACGAATTTCTGAGCCATCTGAAAACCGGGACCAGTTGTAAATAATGATTTAAACCAATTTTTATCATCATTAACTTCTACTTTGTTAAAGTCTAAAAATAAAGCACCTAAAAAAGCTTCAAATAAACATCCTAATTTTTTTAAATTTGTTCTCGTTTTCTTTTCTTCGGCATTTTTGGAAATAATATAATAATTATTTAGACCCATATCATAAGCCATCTTGCCAATGGATTCGTTTTTAACAAGAGCTATTTTCTTCTCAGTCATGAAACCTTCGTTGGCTTTTGGAAATCTTCTGTAAAGCTCATATTTTGTAATAAGTTCCAATACACCATCTCCTAAAAATTCCAACCTTTCATTTGACTTACTTTTTAGTTTTAAACAATTATTAGGTTTATCAACAATTTCAACACCATTATTGATATTTTCTAAATGTGGCCTTTTAACATATGACTTATGAACAAATGCTCTTTTGTATAAATTCAAATTATGGATTTTATCATTAATTCCATAATCAGATAAAAATTTCTGAACCTGTTCTTTAGTAATTTCTTTATTTCTTGAATTAAATGGATCGAAAACCAAAGTTTCTGATTCTTGTGTTATGTCACCATCTTGTAGGAGTATTTTTTTACTTGTCATAATAAATAATATCTACCGTTATGTTTAAATGTGTTTATAAATTATTCTATAATTATTCTATAATTATTCTATAATTATTCTCTATATACTATGTAAAGATGATGATCAAAACTGACAGGTTAAGCATAGCAAATGAAGAAGTATCGGAATTGGGGCGACTGTTGGAAGAAGCATATCAACGAAGAAAAAGAATTCTAATTGAGAGAGATATATTTTCATGGTGGGACTGGATATGGGATAAATTAAGAATGTAAATTAAATCATTATACCTTAATTAAAATAAAATGATTTATATTTATAAAATTATTTAAATTTTATATATTTATTTTTTTTTTTGACTTTTTTATTTTTAACTTTTTTGACTTTTTTATTTTTAAATTTTTTTTAATCTTTATTTTTTGAATTGCTATATTACTAATAAATTCATCTATCGTAGAAATATTATTTGATTTTATACTATCGAAGTGTTCATACATTATATTATTTGAAATTTTAATATCATTTTCCTTAGATAAAAGTCCGTATCTAATAGGATGTAAGCTATCTACTTCACGAAATTTTCCGCAAAAAATATAATAAGTATCTTCATTTTTTTCATTAATAAAAGAAACAAATTCTTTGTCAAATAGTGGTATTATAGAATTTGACAATAAAACACACGATATTTTATAATAATTTATAATTAAAAATATGTCTAAAAGTGATATGTAATAATTTGTAGGTGTTATAATATCTTCGAGTGAAGTTCCAAATAATAAAGATTTCATTTGTTCTTTTTTCCCTTCTCTCTTTAAAATAGAAATAATTTTGTCTTTGTAGTGTGTATCAAATAATTCTTTATATATTTGTATTAATATCGAAACAATATCAGATACCGTATTCTCTATCCCGAAATTATTCACAATTGTTTTTAATATTTCCCATGAACAGTTGAAAGTATTTTTATATTCAATAAGTTTAAATTCCTTAAAAATTGCTTTGTTTAAAATTTTTTTATTTTTTATTTCGTTTTCTATATTTTCAGGATTCTTCTTTAATCGTTCTTTGGCTAAATTTGGGTCTTTCCAATGTCCCAATGTTAATTTATTATCAGTCTTCTCTATACACGAATTAATAATGTCCGCATTTAATTCTATATCAATATTAAAATTATTTTTATACAGAAAACTATCTATTGGTTCTGATACGGAATAAATATTTTTTGTTTTAATAAATTTATTACTAGTTGTTTTTTTTAAATCATTAAAATAATTTCCATATAATAATTCTTCCAATAAAATAATTTCATTTTTTCTAAGATTATAAGAAATTTGCTGAAATGAAAGAAAATTATGAGATGTTAAAATGTAGTTTCTTATTTTTTTAAATCTAATTAATTCATCAGCTATTCTACCATAATATACATCTTCATTATCAGTTGAATTTACCAAATTAATTTTGGGCAAGTGTAGTATACATTTTTTATTGGTTTCGGAAAACGAGCATAAGTTATCAACATTACATTCATTTTTCGCTATGTCCAAACACTGTGTTATCTCATTTATTTCGGGTAAGGTTCGTGTCCTAATATCTAAAAACTCGACATCATCTTCCATGATTTTTTTTATCAATATAATAATATTTATCAACTTGTTATTATATACTGTAGTCGGCGACTCGATTATTTCAATAATATTATTTTTTAACGCCTGAAATTCGAAATTATTTAATAATATTCGCAAAAGATTTCTAAAAATGTTATAAAAATGACTTTCTAATTTTATTTGTTTAACTTTAATCTCTCTTGTTGTGTCTGAAGATTTGTTATTGTATAATTTTTTTTCTATATCAATATAATTTTCATGGTTTTTTTTGCTATTAATAAAAACGCTTTTAATGTCGTCTAATTCAACACCGCCAGGCAATGGCCGGTGAACTTCTGGTATAATGGATATTAATTGATTTGTTTCCGTTAATATTGCTATTATAAAACCATTGTCCACGATTTTCATAACGGGTTTACAAAAAACCTTTTTTTTTGTAATATTATATATTCTTGTTAATATTTCAATAGTGTCTGTATAATTATTGAGCAATATTGGATCATAAACAAATGTATATGGTTTTGTTTGGTCAATATTAGATATTCTACATGGTATATAAATTTTTTTTTTTTTATCATAAGCCAAAATACCAATTACTTGATTTTGAAAATTTATAATTTGAGATCTGAATTTAAATTTTGTTGGTGATGATTTTAAAATTGACATAATGTCAGAAAAACTTTTATTTTCTTTGAAATTAAAAGTATTATTATATTTTTCTGGCATACTTGGTAATGGAGAACACATTGATGTAACATTATCCCAAACTATATTAATAATTTGACTAATTTCGGGCATTGTTTTTTTTAATTCAGATAAGCGAAATAATTTTTTTATTTTATATGTATCTTTGGACACTCTTGTATACTTGTATATTGGTTCATAATAATTATTCTTAGAAAAAATAAATAATGTTTCTTTTTTAATATCATAGTTTATAGAAGAATATAAATTTGATGGGCATAATAATTCTATTTTATTGGTAATATCATCTTGTGGTGATTTTATAATAATTAAATTAATACCATCTTTAAACAATCCACCGCCCTTTTTGCTTCTTGGCAAGGTAATGAAATCCCATAAATATTCATAATCAATTACCGATTCAGGATCTAATAAAAACAATTTAAAATTTTCAAAAGCCGAAACTATCTTATTAAAATATCCACTATACTGTTCATCGCGAATATTTTTTTTTATAGTATCATATATTTTTGTTTTTTTATATTTTTCGATTTCTGGAAAAGCATTAATATCTATATCGTCTTTATTAAAAATTTCTACCAAATTTCCATTTTGAAGAGTTATAAATGTATCCAATGTAAGATGAGAAATAATTTCTTGTTTCATGTGAGAAATTCTTACATTAATTTTATTTTTTGGTTTGATGGGGGATGAAAATGTTTCAATATTTTTTTTATAATAAAATATATCTGCCAAAACAGAGAGAAATGATTGGTTTTCAGATCTTTCCATCCCTTTGTGAAGCAAACAAGATGTATTTTTTTTTAATTGTTTGTCTGACAAAGTATTTTGACAAACTTTTTGACAATTAAATCCTAAGAATTTTTGTTCAGACAAGGTTAAATAACCTAATTGGTTTTGTTTTAATGGAAAGGTCTCCAATAAAGGAACCAAATCAAATATTTTTTTTGTTTTTGAATTTCCTATTTTTCTGTCTTCGGATCCCTGATTACAAGAATTATAATTTAACATTCTTACTTTAGCGGATGTTTCTTTTACTTGTTGTTCTCCTTTCACAGTTTTTAAAATAATATTTCCATCTTTATCTCTCTCAAAATCAGGACCGCTTCCTTCCGGGTTAGTTTCGCCTGTTGGTTTAAACATATTGGGAATTGGCTTAGAACTACCTTCATTAGAAGTAGGTTTGCCAAAACAACATGGGACACATAAATTATCGGGGTGTTTTGAAGGATCAATAAATCCAGGATACATCGGTTTATACACCATTATATTTGTATTTTTAACACCTTCCGTATGAAATCTGTTATCGGTGAATTCATAAATTCTCCCTCCTTCAGGGACCTTTTTACTTCCTTTTGGTATCAGGGCATCCCATCCACCGCACCCACCACTGTTAATTTCTTTTAAAGAAATACTTCGGGATTTACCTTCCTTATCGGCTAAGCACCAAAATCTCGGACAAATATAATGAAATTTCTCGTTGTCAGTCCCGTATGTAATAAATTCGTCATATGATTTTGTTCCTTCTTTTTTATCATTATCGTCAATATATTTTTTTTCTTTTTTTGTTAAAATAATTGGCTGTTTTGAATATTGCGCTGGACAAGCTTTTGAATAAGCTTTAAAACGCCCTTGTGGAACTTTTAAAAATAATTTTGGTTGTAAATCTGTTTTTTTTTTGATAAAAATGCTTTTTGAATTTTTTAAAGGTATGCCTGCTAAATCTATTTCGGCTTCACTGCTTTTATTAGAATCAATTGAATCCACTGATTTGACTGATGGCTCCAAAGAACCAGGTGAATCAGGGGAAACAGAAGCGGCTGTATTTTTTGTTTTGCTATCAATATTTTCTTCTCCAAAATCAAAATCGCCAAAATCAAAATCACCAAAATCGTCTCCGTCTCCATCTTTCTCGTCTTCTCCGTCTTCATCATCTTCATCGTCTTCATTGTCTTCATCATCTTCATCGTCTTCATCGTCTTCGTCATCTTCATCACCCAAAAGAAAATTTAAAAAATCACCTTGTTCTTTTTCATCACCATCAAAAACTACTTCATTGTCATTAATTAACGCTTCTTTTCTCTCTAGTAAATTTTTTTCAGCCTGGGCTTTCAAATCTATTTCTTTATTTTTCAAAGAAATATGTTGCGCTTCTCCTTTACATAATTTATTAATAGCTGATATTGGCACTTCGCTACTATTTTTATCCATAATAAGTCTTAATAAACTATCTATATAAATATGTAAAAATTTTAAATAATGTATATTATTAACATCATTCACCGAGATAGTGATTTGAAAATTTTGACTATTGCGTTTAATAAAAATTGGAAATCCGGTGTTTGTTCTAATTGAAAATTTTTTATTTGAAAATAAACCCTTTTCTGTCGTAGCATTGCTGATCCAATTTGCGTATTTTAATTTCGCTTGTGTTTCAGTCATTTTGAAATTTTTTACAAGGGATTCAATTATTTCACTTGCGGGAATATCAGACTTACTTTTCTCATTTATAAATGTTTCCGTGCTATCCATTTCGTTATAATTAGATACACGTTTATACCTTAAAAGCATTCCTTCTTTATTTGAATTTAAATCCCCTTCAAATATAGTAAATACACTTGTAACGCATTTTATCAAATTTTTCAAATGAATGTTTTTTTTATACACCACCGAAGATACATAATTTATTTTTTTTATTTCAATATTTTCATCCTCGAAACCAGTAAATTCAACAAATGTATAACCACTTTGTTGTAAATAATCAGAAACCTTTTTAAGTATAGGTTCTTGAACCGTTGTCATTATAATATCTTTAATTTTATCAATCGTTATAGGATTATTTGTTTTCATTTTAATGTTAATATTTCCAGTAACTTCAAATTCACAAATTATTTCGTACATTTTTTTATCAAACTCAGTAAGTATATAATAAGAAACGCGTTTTTTTGTCGCTAAAATTTTACTAAGTTTTATAATGGTATTTTTTTTATTATTATTATAACTATATAAATATGGTATCTGCCTACCGTCTTCAGAAATATCGTTATTAGTATAAAATCTATACATATTCTCTCTATTATTACCCGGATTATATTTAACCATTGGGATAGTTTTATCAGAATGAATTAATTTAAATAATATTTCAAGGGGTATGTTTATTTTATAAATTGGATGAATTGTAAATTCAATATTTGTTATACCTGGTGTATGTGTTAAGTATTGGATATTATTTTTTTTCGTATAATACATTTTATAAAACAGGTCTATATTCTTATTTTGAATTTCAAAATTAGTACCAATGGTTTTTTTTTGATTTTCAAATAGTTCTGTTTTTTTATCATTTAAAGATTCAAGATTTGTAATATTTTCTTTTAAAGAAAGTATTGGGAAAAACAACGATGCCATATATTTCTCAGTAATATTTTCCGTATTTTTACCATATTCAAGCACTTCGTCCGCAAAAGTAATAAATATATTATTGTCACATAAATTACCACATTCAAAAAGTAAATTGTTGTTTTGCGTGGTTACTATATTTTCTATATTGGATTGAATCATTTCATCCATAAAATTTGTATTATATGGATTAGATACAAAAGGATATATATCTTTAATTATCAACTTTTGTCCAATGGGAATAGTTAAATATTTTTTTTCAGTCCAATCAAAATCGTTTAAAGAGAGAAAATCATCATAATTATATGTTTTTTTTATATCAACAATTAAATTTCCACAACTATTATCCATTACATCACTATCACCATCACCGCTAACATCATCACCGCTAACATCATCACCGCTAACGTCACCATCCCCATCACTAACGTCACCATCACTGATATCAATGATATTTTTTAAAAAATGACAAAATTTACCATGTGTAATATCTATCTTTCCTGCTTGCGATAATTGATCATATAACACCACGGGATTTAGTATCTTATGAACTATCCCAAATAAATATAATTGATTAATTGATTTTTCAATCTTCAAAAATTTGATTATTTTTTTTTTTACATCAAAAATAGAATCATCGCTATGTATAAAATAAGGAACAATTGTCACAGGGATATTCTTTTTCTTAATATTTTGCCATTCTCTAGTATTAAAAAATTTTGTCCCCTTTGGTCCATAATTTTCCCCTTCATAGCTCAAGCCACCATTAAAAACATATATATGCGTAGTTTCATTGTTATATATGTGATTTAATTTATATATATTCGACATGTATATAAATATAACCTAAATTATTTATTATAAAATAAATGAAATTAATTGTTGCAATTTGTAAAAATGGAGGAATCGGGTATAAAAATAAAATTCCTTGGCATTTAAAAAAAGACTTACAACATTTTAAAAAAATGACAATTGGAAACAATAATAATGCTGTTATTATGGGAAATAATACTTGGAAAAGCTTAAACAATACACCTTTGCCTAAAAGAACAAATATAATATTAACACAAAAAAATATTGAAAATATATCAGAAAATAGTTCACACATATTTAAAAATTCGATTGATGACGCCATTAAGTATTGTAAAAAAAACAAGATAGATGATATTTGGATAATCGGTGGAACAAAAATATATGATTTAGCATTTAAAAATAAAGTCGTCGATGAAATTTATATTACCGATATTAGGAATGACTTTACTTGTGATACATATTTTAATAATATACCACCAGAATTTAAGTTAATACAAGAAACCAGTTTTATGAAAGAAAATGATATAACTTTTAACTATAAGCTTTTAAGAAAAGCTTAACCAAAAAGTTTTAACTTATTTCTACACAAAATAGTCTGTAGGGTATTTAATTCTGGGTTTTGCTCCTAAATCTGCCCCAATATACCCAGTTGTATCATTACCAGTAAAGGTTCTAATATTCATATCAGCCGCTCTTTAGGTGTTGATTTTAAATTTGCTATTACTTAACGCAAATTAATTAAAAGAAACAACATTATGAAAACGACAATCATAGAAGTATTTTTATAAAATGTTAACCAGTGGATTTGTATACAATTTAACGTTAAAAATGTAGAAACATGTGGATTTATTTCTACAACATCTAAACGAAATTATTACTTCCATAAATGGAAATGTAGATTTGAAATATAAGGAATTTAGAAAATCTCTCTTCTAAACAAAACAATTGGGAAATAAAATCATTGAACAATATTATCTTTCAAATTCTTTTCCGAGGAATTTGAAACTAAAACTTTTGACAAAAGAAAAACCATTGAGAAGAGAGATTGAATTTAAAGACTGATTATGAAACTACACATACTGTATAACGAGAAAAATAACATTATTAAAAATTATATAGTTTTTTTGAAGGGTTGGGGAAAATTCTATATTTAATGAGCGGAAACGGAATGTTTCCTAAATCTACGTGTGGTTATTTTCAAAAATATGTTTGCGCTGTTGAACTTAAGAACAAATATAGGGAAAAGTCGTCTTACAATAATAAATGTTATTTCCGTATGCCAGAGCGGTATTAATTTCTGGGGTAGTGATTGCTGTTTGTAACCCTACAGCACCGCCAATTGTATTGTACATATATCGCCATGTACCAGGACTTCTTAGGTTCTCATTTAAAGCTATTTTTAGGGCAGGAACAAGTGCCTTTAATAATGTTCCTATCTTTTCCTCCTGCTTACAATATGTATCCACGAATTTTCTGACCTCAGAACCTTCACCAAAAATTCTTCCGGAAGCATAGGCGGCAAGATCGCATTTGAGTTTCCCTTCCATCGCATTGATGTCAACGGCATTAATAAACAATTGTCCTGGATTACCACTTTGAATTGCTTGTTGGGTACTGTTGAATAAACGCTGACTTTCTAGTAATACTTTTTCTGCTGCTGTCAAAGTTTTTTTAGACCATGACGAAACTGTTTTTACAGCGCCTCCACTCCATTTCAAAACTGTTTTTGAGGTGCTTATAAACCAATCTCCAGCGGCAGATAAGAAGGCTTTGTACATATTAATGTATTTTGTTTGATTCAAATATAGTTTAATACCAAAACGTCTGCGAACACCATTCACAACTATACCGTTTTGCAATGCTGCCTCATCCTCTGCAGTAGCTAAACCAATTATATGTTTAACACTGCCCAATGTTTCATTTATATATCCCATAAGTTCCAAATTATTAAATAGGTCAATCGCTTCTTGGACTTGGGGAGGTGCTGCTTTATAGTCTTCGGTATCTCTTGTAATATGAATAATTTCTCCACCTTGTGATTCCAGCCGTTGCGATATGATAGCTCCTGAATCTGTTCTCAATGTTTCTTTGTCGCCCACTAAAATCACGTTATATTTGTTGTTATACAGGGTATTAAAATATTTAACCAAAATATCATACGCCGCTTCAAATTTATCTTTCTCAACAGTTATTTTAGTAGCGCATTTAAAGCGGGGCGCGTTAACTCGCCCCACGCCACCAGCAATACTGGCGCATTTTGAGGCGCGCTTGACGCATCTTGTAGTCCTAAAACCAGTAATTACCCCGTGTCTGGAAATTGCGCCGCACGGTTTCAAATTGGACACAACCCTTCTAGAAATATAGCGTCTAATTGCCCCCTTTGATCCACCAAATCCACCGATGCCGCTCATTTTCAAACCTGGTTGATTTGTGCTTAATCCTGTTTTACAAACTTGTCTTCCGTAATAACATACCATTTATATATATATATATATATATAAATGATAATTTTAATCAAGTTTTCTAATATTGGTGAATATTTATAATAATGAATGCTTATAAATGGTATATACAATAACCATCCTATAATTATATAAAATTTGTAAATCTTAGGGTAAATGATTTAATCAAATCTTATAAAAATAATTTGATTATGTCGGTGTAATATTCAAATATGTAGAAAAGCTTAACCAAAAAGTTTTGGTTAAGCTTTTCTTAAAAGCTTATAAGTCATAATACGGATTATCGTGTATTTTCATACCACAGTAATTTACAGGTTTTTTTTTATAGTCAACAGGTTTATATAATTTTATTTCAATGGCATTTTTTAATAAATATTTAAAATTTTGCCAAAATTCAGAAGTATGTCCTACTGATTTTGTCATAATATGTGACAATTCATGGATAGCTACAAATGTAAGCGTATTTTCGTCAATTAAATTATTACCTTTTTTAGTTGTAGTAGTACAAAAGGCTAACTTCTCTCCCTTATTTTCAGAATAAGCGGTATACGAACTTGTTGGTAAAATTTCTGATACTTTTTGCGGATTAAAATTTTCTACGAGGCGTTTGACATTTTCTCTATTAGGATATTCTTTTCCCATATACGCGACTAATTTTTTTAATTTTTGCGTGGTTCTAGCTAACAAGTCCGCAACTAATTGTAATTTAGCACGTTCTCTAACGCAATATTTATTCCCATCTACATCAGAAACTATACATTTTAAATTAAATGCGTCTGATTCATAATATATTTTCAATGCTACAATAATAACAAATATAAAAAGGGCAATGCCTATAAATTCCATTTAATTATATATAATACTCTAAAGTAATTTTTTTAAAAATATTTATTATAGTTATCAATAATAAATATTTTTCACATTCCACAATGCTTTTTCTAAAAGTATTTTCGCGATACTTTTTCTAAAAGTATCTTTATAAAAGTATCTTTCTAAAAGTATTTAATATGGCCCACAGCCAATTTCAAGTGGACGACGGTTAAAATCTGGACCAATTGTGCTAGAGTTCCAAGGACCAGTGTTTAATTGAGGATTAGCCGGCTCCGAGCGCAACTGAAGGTTTGCGTTTCTCAT